GCCGTATTCAGACCTACTTCGACGCCATCATCCGTGAGATTGGTCAGGACCGATTTGACGCGCTGTCCGGGCCACAGAAGGGGTCTTTGGCCTCTCTGCTTCACAACTACGGGGCAGGCGAGCTTCGCGCCGGGGGCGACCTTGGCGGCGTGCTTGCCGGCCTTCAGTCCGGTCGCATGAACACTGTGGCCGATGAGATCGCACGCCTCGGAACGCACAATGGCGGGATCAACCGGGGCCGGCGTCTTGAAGAAGCATCAGCATTCGGCGGCGCATCTGACCCCGTGATTGAGACAGGAAAGGCAGAGGAAGCCGCCGCGAAGGAAGCAGAGCAAGAGCGGGAAGCCGCAGCCAAAAAGCGGGCTGCGGAACTTGAGCGTGAGCGTGAGGCTCGCGAGAAGTACAACATTAGCCTGATGGAATCTGCCGAGCGTCAGGAGCTGGAAAGCAGTCTGATCTCAGCAACCAGCGCCGAGCGCGCGGAGGCACTTGCGAAGTTCGATCTGCTGAATGACGCCAAGCAGCGCGGGATCGACCTCGACGCCGAAATGGCGGAGTCGGGCCGAACCTATCGGCAGGTTCTGGAAGAAGAGGCCAAGCTAGTTGGCGAGCTTGTCCGTCAGAAGGAGTTGCAGGCAGAGGCGGACAAGAAGGCGGCGAAGGCGGCCAAGGAAACGACCTTGGCGCAAGACATGGCAAAGACGGCCACGGATCAGCTCTCAAACGGTATCGCTGACGCGATCATCAACGGCGAGAGCTTTGACGACGTGCTAAAAAGCCTCGCTCAGACGCTTCTCAAGATGGCGCTGAACGCGGCAATTCAGCCGCTGATGAACCAGATGTTCGCGGGGATCGGTGGGGCCACCCCCACCACAGCGCCTGTGCCGGTCACGCTAAGCGCCAATGGCAATGTCATGACAAGCTCGGGGCCGATGCCTCTTCGGAAGTATGCGAAGGGCGGCATTGCGAATAGCCCACAGCTTTCCATCTTCGGCGAAGGGTCGAAGCCGGAAGCCTATGTTCCGTTGCCTGATGGGCGATCGATCCCGGTCACTATGGACATGCCTGATCCGAAAGCGGCTCAGGCAACGAACGTGCGGGTCGCCCCGGAGATCCACGTTCACGAGAACGCCGTTGACGGCCCGACAGAAACTCGCGTTAGCGAGGGCGGCGCGAGAGTCGATGTCATGCTGCGCAAGATGGTGAAGGAAGAGTTCTCCCGTGGTGGCTTCGACCAGCAAATGAGCCAGCGTTTCGGCAACAAGCCTCTTCCGCAAGGGGTCTGATGGATGATCTACTGGCCTTCCGAATTGCCGTTTTTCACGTCTCACGGGGACATCCGAGCGTCGGGTCCGCAACGCGCTGTTCTCCGGTCGGAGATGGATGTCGGGCCTGACAAGGTGCGCCGCCGCACGACGGCAGCGCCCAGGTCCTACAGCGGTGTCATACCTGCTCTGACGCGAGGGCAGTTCGAATTTTTCGAGGACTGGTTTCGTGACGGCCTTCACCTCGGGGTCTTGCCGTTCGAGGCCCTTAACCCGGTCACTCTCAATCCGGCGCTGTTCCGGTTCCGGGGCGATTATTCCCAGAGCTTGATCGGCGCCCGAGTCCGGGTGTCAGCGACATTGGAAATCCTGCCATGACGTTTTCCGCCGCAATGATGCAGGCCATGAACGCGCAGGAAACCGGCGAGGTGTTTCTGGACCTCTTGGAGCTTGATCACCCGAGCTTTGACGCCCCTGTTCGCTTGGTGCGGGATAATATGGACGTGGACCACCAGGGCGCGGTCTACTCGGCGATGCAGTTTGATGTGGTGCTACCGGAGCGATCCTCGGAGGGCGGCATCCCGACAATACGGCTCGCGATGCAAAACGTGGACCGTGCGATCATCCAGAAGATCAGATCGATCGCCAATGAAGACGCGATCACTGTGCGCCTCAAAAGCGTACTCCGCTCCGAGCCTGACCGCATTCAGCGCGAGTACCCCGATATGGACCTACGCAAGGTTCCCTATACCGCGGCGCAAATCACCGGAGAGGTCGTGCTGGCCCCGATCATGGAGCGGTCGATCAGCAAGGTGAAGTTCACGCCTTCCGATTTCGCGGGCCTGTTCTGAGGCATGTGGTCGGACACGTGGGTCGGTCTGCCCTACCGCCTCGGTGGGCGCGGGCCGGAATACGACTGCATGGGGCTGTGGCTGGCGCTGCGCCGTCTGCGGTTCGGTGACGAGGTTCCCGACTCCAACTGCGACCAGCGCGAGGCGCTACGGGGCAGGGCGTTCGCGACCATGCGGCCCAGCTTCGCGGATGTCGAGACGGCGGTCGAGGGCGACCTGATCCTGTTTCGCCATTCCCGGCGCTGCCTGCATGTCGGCTACGCCCTCGGGGCGAAGGACATGCTGCACACCAGCAGCGCCATCGGCCACAGCCTGATCGAGCGGTTCGACAGCGTGAAATGGAGACCGAGCATCGTGGGAATCTACCGCTATGGCGCTTGACCAAATCCATACCCTGACGCAGCGCGAGCCGCTGCACCGGGCTGCCGTCGAAGGGCAGGCGCTGGTTGGGCAGACGGTCGCGCAAATCCTTGCGGCTCAGAACCTCGACCCGGCCTATGGCCTGCCGCTCGTTGTGCTGTCCCGTCAGGGTTCCGATGGCATCTGGCAGGGGCACGTCCTGCCAATGACCATGTGGGCCACCACGTGCCCGAAGATCGGGACGCGGGTTGAGATTGCTTATGCCAAGGCAGGCGATCCTATTTCGCTGATCGCAATGGGCGGCGCTGCCCTGCTGCCTACGGCAGGCACGTGGATCGGCGGAACATTGTTGGGCCTGGGCGCGGTGGGCACCGCTCTCGTCTCCGCGGCCGTGACCGTGGTCGGCTCGCTGCTTCTGTCCGCGTTGATTCCCACCCCTGAGCAAGGCGACACTCCGGAAGCCCTGCGCGCGATCACCGGGTCGGGCAACCGCGCTACGCCTTTCGAGATCGTGCCCCAGATTTTCGGACGCCGCCGGGTATCGCCGCCTCTTTCGGCCACTGGCTATACCGAAACGGTTGGCGACGACATCTATTTCGTGGGGCTGTTTTGCCTCGGCTATGGCCCGGTGGCGGTGTCCGAAATTCAGATTGGCGAAACCCCGATCACCGAGTTTGAAGGTTGGAGCGTAGACTTCCGCGGCGTGGATGCCAATCTGTCGGACCTGCCGTCCGGGGGAGATAACGGTGGGTTCAACTTCTACCCTGCCGATTCCGCTCTTCCGCTTTACCGTACGGACATTACGACCGATTCTTTCGGAGACGAGTTCCGGGATAGAGACGAAGAGGCGGTTCGGCGCACCCGGGTGAACACCGGCTTGGCCCAGATCGACATCGATTGGCCCCGCGGGCTATTTGATGTGGATGACGACGACGGGGACATTAATCGGCAGGAGGTCGAGTTCCGCTTGTATTGGCGGAAGGTAGGGGAAAACGGCTGGAACGAAGTCATCCCAACGGTCAACGGTGGCCAATACGGGCGCGATCCTTCCGAAGTTTCCTCCGAGGATATAGACGATTTTGGGCGCGTCCGGGAAAGCACGCGCGGAATGCTGGGCACAGGGAATCTTAACGGCAAGTTCCTGTTGCGGCGTCGTGAGCAAGACGGCTTTCGCGTCACCCAGACAATTCTGTTCCCGGAAAAGGCGCAATATGAAATCCGGGTGCGGCGCTTGTCCTCGAAAGATAACGGGCAGGGAGACACCGATGCATTCACTTTGTCGGCAATCCGCTCGTATTCAGGGGAGGCTTTGAAGAACCATCCCGAAGTCGCGGAAATGTCGATCCGGCTCAAATCGACGGATCAGCTTTCCGGCCAGCTTGACGATGTAAATCTCGTGGTCAACCGGCTTGCGTTGGCGTGGGACGGGACCGATACCTACCGCACAACGTCATCGCACCCAGCCTGGGCGTTCCTGACGCTGATCCATGACATTTGCTGCCCTGATCCAGTTCCTCGGTCGGGGATCGATCTGGATGGGTTGCTAGCCTATGCGGCAGCGGAACCGCATTGGACATGCGACCTGATCCTCGACCGCGACCAGCAGATCAGGGAGGCCGCGCGCACGATCGCCGCGACGGGGCGCGCGACCTTGAGCTTCTTCGACTTCAAGCATGGCCTCATCCCCGACCAGGCGGCTGGCCCGATCAAGGGCCTCATCACGCCGCGCAACTCATGGGGCTTCTCCGGCGAGATCACAATTCCCAAGCCGATCCACGGCTTCCGCGTCATCTTCTGGTCGGAGTTCGTGGCCACCGAGGACGAGGTGATCATTTACGCGGACGGCTACAATGCCGGAAACGCGACCGAGTTCGAGACGCTACGACTTCCCGGCGTCATCGTGCGGGATGAGCAAGATGCCACGCTCGGCAACGTGTACCGGCTCGCGCGCTACCACCTCGCACAGGCCAAGCTCCGCCGCGAGCGGTTCTCGGTCTCGATGGATTGGGAGCATATGGCGTTCGAGCGGTGCGATAAGGTGCGCCTGATCCATGACGTGCCAATCATTGGCCTCGGGCAGGGCCGTGTGAAGTCGATCACGCAGGAGGTCGGCTATACTGCCCTCACGCTGGACGATCAAATGGTGGACACGCCGGGCCAATATCGCTGGACCGTGAGGGTGCAGCAACCCGGGGAAGGTCATGCCGAACTGGTCGTCACGACGGCGGAATTGATGGCGGGCGGGGAATGGCGCGTCTATTCGGCGCCGCCGGCATTCTCCGCGATCAAGGCGGGCGACCTCCTGACGATCGAAGAGACCGAAGAAGAGTCGCTCGATTGCCTGATCTACGACATCATCCCGCGCGATGCGAACCAGACGGCCGAACTCGTGCTGGTCCCGGCGGCACCGGCGGTCCTGAGCGCGGACACGGGCACGATCCCAGATTATGTGCCAGTCGTGGGTCGCGCGACCCGCCGTTATGGTCGCCCGCCAGCGCCGCGGGTCGTGGCTGCATTCAGCGGTCGCTCTGCGGCCGTCCTGATCACGCCTACGACGCTACAGCCCCGCATTGGTGTCAGCCTCGATTATCCCGATGTGGTCGAATCCGATCGAGTGCAACTGCGCTGGCGGCGACAGGATGCCGTGACTTGGCAGGATGGCGGTTACACGGCCCCAGCCCGCGCGGTCTACACGGACGTGTTGGAGCGACGTGTGGTCTATTCGGTACAAGTCCGGGTCGTTGACGTGACGACCGGCAAAAGTTCGCAATGGGTCAATGCCGGTGCCATCACGTCGATATCGACCGACGCCCCACCGCCTGGCGTCACCAATTTCTCTGTCGTTCCCGCCGACCAGCAAGCCATAATAGGGTGGGATAGAAGCACAGCCAAAGACCTCTCACACATGGAAGTCAGGTTTTCCTCCAGTGAGGACCCGTCTTGGGGCGCATCGTCCATAGTAGACCGTATCCCGGCATCGACCAACTCTCTTACAGTCCCTGCGCGCCCCGGAACGTATTTTGCCCGCTGGGTCGATTACAGCGGGCGCTATTCGAACGCCGCGGCCTCTTACGTTTTGCTCCCTGACGCTATTACGGCTTCCAATGTGGTGGCGACGTCCACATTCGAGGGTCCTTGGACCGGTACTTTGGACGGAACCGAGGTCAACGGAGACGGGGATCTGGTTTTGTCGACTGTTGATGGCGAATATGTGCCATACGGAACATGGGAGCAAAACGGTGCTATTGATCTGGGCGCTGTTTATCCCGTGCAAGTGACGTTGACTGTCGAAGCATTTGCCTTTTCGGCGTCCGCGGCAATGTCCCAATGGGTTTCGCTGGCAAGTGTAACGTCGCTCACATCTGGGTCCGCAGACGACTGGTCCGTAACGGTTCAAATCGCAATCAGCGATGATGGCCTAACCTATTCCGATTGGGTCGAATTCACGGCCGGCGGATTTTCCGGGCGCTATTTCAAGTTTCGCGCCGTGCTCAGGAGTTTTAACGCGAATGTGACGCCCCAGGTTCTGAGTGTTCAGGTCGCCCTGGACATGCCGGATCGCGTCGATGGCGCAACCGATGTGTCTGCGCCGATCAGTGGTGTAACGGTGAACTTCGCGCCACCATTTCGAGAGGCACCAGCCGTGGTTGTCACCCCCCGAAACACGCCTTCCGGGGCGCGGGTGGAAATTACCGGGAAAACCCGGACGGGGTTCACGGCGCAGTTTTTCGACAGTTCTGATGCCGCGATTGCCGCTGATTTCGATTGGGTCGCTCGCGGCTATGGAAGGGAAAAGACATGACGCAGGCATATCTCGGTCAAATTGCGGACACGAGCGAAGAATCAGGGGATGAACTCGCCCTCCGCCTGAACAATTTCGATCAGGCGCATAAAACAGGGCAACTTGGCACGTCGCGACCGGCGGGAATTGCCAAGGGCGGACATTGGAGCCGATCCAACGCGGACGGCACGGTTGATCTCATGGTCTACAACGGCGTGGGCGACGACGTGCTGGTCAGAAACGCTACGGCTACAGGGTTGTCTTTGGTTCAGGCTGCGAACGCAGCGGCCGCGCGAGCCGTATTGGAACTTGGGACGGCGGCCACGCGGAGCTTTTTGGACCAAGATGATATGGCCTCCAACAGTGATCAGGCAGTCCCGAGCCAGCAAAGCGTCAAAGCGTATGTGGACAGCAATGCTCTTGGGGTAGGCCAGACTTGGCAGAACGTGACAAATCTGCGCGCGCACAGCACGATATATCACAATACTGAAGGCAGGCCGATAGAAGTCGGTATTTCTTTCAATTCCGGTGGTCCTTCGCCGGTCCAGGTATCACAGAGCGGCTCAGACACTTGGATAACCGTGGGTCATACTTCGGGACAAAGTAACACCAGTTCTCAATTCACCGTCCCGGCGGGCTGGTATTACCGGATCGGCGGCGCCGCTAACTTTGCCGAATGGTCAGAGTTGCGGTGATGGGCAAGGGTTACTTCCACCCGCTGCGCGGCTACTGGCAGACCACTGGTGAGCCTCCGCAAAACATCATCGACGGCTATCCCGAGGGTACCGTCGAAGTCCCCGTGAAGCCAAGGATAGGGTACGAGTGGGGCGGATCGGAATGGGTGGAACAGCGCGCGTCATCCAATGCCGAGCAACGGGCCGCATGGCGCGCTAGCGCCCCGTCCGTCACCCGCACGGCTTTCGTGCTGGCAGCCAAGCGCGCCGGCATCCTCACCGCGGAGGACGCCATTATTGCAGCCAAAGGCGATTGGCCCGACAGCTTCACACCTATCCTTGATGCCCTGCCTGACAACATCGACCCTCTCGAAGCACAGATCATCTGGGCTGCGACAGATCGCGTTTACCGGCTCGACCCGGTGCTGATCGCGATCGGCGAACATCTGAGCCTGACGCCCGAAAGTCTAGACAGCCTCATCGGCTGGGCCGACTGAACACCACCATCCGCGAACATTTCAGGAGGCCGCAATGGTCGTAAGCACAGCCGTAGTAAGCGGCAGCATCCCCTTGCCTGATGATACGGTGAACACGGATCTCAGGGTGCGCTTTTCCCTCACCAGTTTCGATACCGATGCATCCGCGTCGGCGGTTATCATGCCCGATGCGGTAGAAGTGCTGGTGGGTTCCGATGGGTCGTTCTCGGCAACGCTTTGGCCCAACGGCCGAGGCGTTCGCTACACGCAGTACCGCGTGGAGATCGTTCGGGACCCGCGGTACAATCGTTTCAAAGCAGTCGATCTCGGTAATATCGAGATCAGCGAGGTTGGCTCCTATGACCTCTACGACCTTCTTGGCATTACTGCCCAACAGCTCCCGTCGATCAATCGCGCTGCCTCGGAAGCGGCGCGACTGGCTGAGGCATGGGCTACGGCAGAAACGGAAGTTCAGCCGGGACTGAAATCGTCCAGGAAATACGCTGAGGAAAACGCTGCTACGTTGAGTGCCACGACCACCGCGCGCGACGCAGCACAGACTGCGGCCACATCCGCCGCTTCTGAAGCCAGCGTCGCCGTTGCTGCCGCAGATGCTTCCGGGGATATTGCATTCTTCGATACGAAGGCGGGCTTGATCGCAGAGCTGGCCGGGCTGCCAGACGGCCAAGCCATCCAGGTGGACGCTGACGAAAGCCGCGACGGAATCGTATCCCGATATCGCAAGGAAAGCGGCAGCGCGGTCTTCAAGTACCACCCGCTGGCAGCCGATGCGCAACGGGCCGTGAAGAAAATACGCCTCTCTGCCAGGGACAACGACGTTCGCGACTTCGACGGCACCCCGGACCTGCGGGTCAAGACGACGGCGGCGCTGGCCGAAGTGACCTATGCCAAGGCCGCCGTCGGCGACCTGGTAGCGGTCGAGGAGACCGGGGCCCTTGTCGAGGTCCAGCCGCAAATCGTCACGAACCCGCATTTCGACTTCACCGCGACCGGCGGCGTGCCGTTCAACGTGCGCAAGCGCAACGGGGCGGTCTTCCTGTCGCATTTCGCCCCCGACGCGGCGAACGCCAAGGTCGCGCTGAAGAAAGCGGCCGAGACGCTGGTCCTCCGCGATGAGCTCGTGATCGACCAGCCGATCACGGTCAACTATTCGGCCTGGACCGACTCGGTGAAGATCCCTCTCGGGGTGACGATCGATTGGCGGGCGCCGATCACGACCAAGAGCTTCGGCATCCCGGTCATGTG